CTGGAGGGCGACATTCCGCCCCGACGCCAGAATTAGCTTTGCTGCGTTGTGGTCGCGATCGTGCGACGCGCCGCAGTCAACACATTCCCAGCGTCTTACTCCAAGACCCTTCAGTCCTTTCGGGCCGCTGACGCTTCCGCAATCAGAACAGGTCTGGGAACTAAATCGTTCGTCAGCTTCGATATATACCGCCTGCCTCCTGGCAGATTTGTACCGCAGCATATTCCTGAACATTGACCAGCCGGCGTCCGAGACGGATTTTGCCATTCTCGTTTGCTTAAGGCTGGAAGCGCTCACATTGCCGACGACGATTAAACTATTCTCATTCGCCAACTTAGTGCTGGCGTTATGAAGGTAGTGCGCTCTGGCGTTCGCTATCTTTGCGCTGATCGCACGCACGCGCTTATAATTTCTAGCTCTCTGGGCTCGGGCCAGCTCGGCCTCGTGAGCGCGGTAGAGGCGCAGAGCCGGTATTTCTTCGCCATCACTACAGGTGGCTAGAGACTTGAGCCCCAAATCAATACCGACTTCTTTGGTTGAGCGACCCGCTACCGCCTCAACTCGGCAAACGAAGGTAACGTACCAACGCCCGCGTGCGTCTTGAACAAATGCTCCTCGCCTGATTTCACCAACGATCTCTCGCGACTTCCAGAATTTATAAACGCGGCCCCTATATTTAACGCCGTCACCCATAACCCGCGCATTCTGAAATCGGAATGGCACCCAGCCGAGTGAGCGTCTACGGCCAAAGCTAGAGCGAAATTTCGGGCACTTTCCTTGCGCGTTTCTAGAAACTACGAACTGTTTGCAGACCTGCTCTATCGTGTCGGCCAGCGTTTCTAGTTCTGCGCTCGATCCGGCGGTAAGGTGGCCAAGGTCATAAGCGGACGGCCAGCGGCCCGTTTTACCGCCATTCCAACGCCTCTGCGCCTCGCGCTGCGTGGCGACACAGAAATTCCACACCTGATTGCACGCAATCGCATGGCGCTTCAGCCATCGCTTCGCACTGCTATCCTTGACACGGAATTTATATGTAACGTAGCAATCGCTCATCGACCGCGCTCCTCCGGTTCATTGGGTGGGGTTGAAATAGCTTTTGCTAGTTTCTCGATTGCTTCTGCGATACGATTGAGCGCAACAGATTGCTGATCAGGGAAATATCCGGGGGCTACGCCGGGATGAGGATGGGTTCCGGGCGCAAATATCTGAGAGCGCTTGCAGCCATGCCTACAGGCTGAGTCGCTGCATCGAATATCGCAGCCGCCATAAGTGCCAAACATTACTTGACCTCCTCAGATGCGGAAATCATGGCTGGATATCCTTCCAGGTAAGATTCCTGCTGATCTTCGTCACGGTCGTTTGGCCCACACCAAACTCCCTCGCGATCTGCGTTTTGTTAGTAGTTTCTCGAAGGCGGCGGCGGATTGCCAAAACCTTGTCTGGGTCTAATTTGGTGTTGCTGCGGTTGCGGGCCTGCCCTGCTGGCGATACCCAACGGACATTCCCCGGCTCGTAATCGCCATTGTTGTCTATGCGATCAATACTTTTGCCATCCGGCGCAAAGCCCATGTCGGCTAAGAAGTTTTCAAATGAGTCTTTCCATCGCTCGCAGACCTTGATGCCCCTGGCTCCGTAGGAGGCCCAGCGTATTGAATTTGGATTGTAGCAACGGTCTTTCATACCAACCCATCGAATTTTCATGAGCTTTCGCTTACGATCGCTCATGGAGTGGCTCCTTGCTTCGCGCGCTCGGCTTTCCATTGCTCAATAAATTCCGGGGGGATTTTACAGTCGCGTGACCCTGGCTCTGGCGATCGTAAATCCCAGAAGCCCTTGCGTTCCTTGTAATCCAAGGCAAAGCGCCACGCCCTTTCCTGCTCTTCCCGCGATGGAAGGCTGGCTATCGCGGCAGCGTTGTAATCTTTCCAGCGCTCGTCGTGCAGCCATTTGACCGCCTGCGGGATATATTTGGTGTTGATGTTTTCAGATTCCGCCACGGCGCATCGCTTCGCGCCGGCAATGATCGCTTGCGGGTCTTCTCCGACCTTTAGCGCCTTCAGGAAAGCCGCCAGAGCGGTCTTTCTCGGGTTTGCGCCCTTGCGTTTCGGATAGGCCCTCCAGAAGTCTTCAAACAAAACCTCGGACGAACGCGCGTCACGCGTTCCTTTATCCGTTCCCTTCCTTTCCCCTTCCCTTCCCTTCCCTTCCGCTTGTGCAGACTTAAGTGGCGTGACCGACGCGTCATCGTCGCGTGCCTCACGCGTCAACGTATTGGTTTCATTGGGTTCTGGGAGGTTAGAGGGTGCTTCGCGGTTGTTGATGACTTGATGATCTAGCCAGCTTGGGATGAAGCCGTATTCCTTGCCATCGACCACGTACTTCTTGATCGAGCCACGCGACCACAACGCGTCAAGCACGCGTGCGAAGTCCACATCATCGTCATAAGGCAACGCATCGAGTTTTAGGTTGCGCGCGGACCAGATGAAGCGGCCCTCGCGATCTGCGGCGGTCCAGAGGCCGGCAAAGGCTAATCGCAACGGCAGACCCGTTTCCCGCTCGGACTCGTACAGTCCTTCGTGGCGGAAGAAGTGCGGCTTGATCGAGCGAATACGCGCCATTAGGCAGCCCCCCGCCTCTTGCGAACATGGCCACGAATAAAGATGTAGCCCGGCTCGGTCTTCGGCTCGACATATAGATCAATAAGCGCCGCGAGTTCGCCTTCGACTTTCTCTAGCCGGGGCAAAAGTTCCGGCGATGCCGCTGCGATCCTACGCAGCTCGGCCTCCATGCGGTTAAAGGCGTTGATATAGGCCAGCTTCCACTTGAGCGCGGCCGAGCCCGTAAAGCCCATGACAAGCAGCGAGAATGCGTCTCGCGTAAGCTCAAAGCAGCGCTGCTGACGGCCCCTATCGTCCCGGTAATCAATCGGCGTAAAATTGCGCCGATTAAACCCAGCCTCTAATTGGTCCAATAAACCATCGATCGACCGCAGAACGTCTTTGTGGGCCTTGCCGAAGTGGCGCGCTATATCAACCGAATTACAAACAGGCTCGCCCCCGGCCATGGAAATTCGCGGCAGATCAATGACGTTAGTCGGCTCGAAGCCGGACTCGCGGAGCATACGACGCACATCGGAGCGGGCGTTGAGTGGGGCGCGGCTGCACGACCCAGAGACGGGAACTACATAGAACTGCTCGCCTGTTTTGGCGGGGAAATATACGCGGTCGTGTTTCCCTCCATGTTCGACGCGAGCAGTAAGCCCGCAGGCTTCAATTTCAGATACTACGGCGTTGAGAGCGTCTTTGCTCAATTCCCACCCTCCAGCCTTGCGCGGATGGTGTTTATGTCCGCTGCGAATACTCCATCCTCCGCGAATCTCTTCTTCGCCTTCTCGTAGCCGGCCATTATTGTCGTGTGGTCTCGGCCACCTAGTATGCGCCCTATTTGTGGGTACGATGCTAACGTCAATTCTTTCGCGAGGTAGTAGCAAATCATACGAGGGCGAAGCGTCTCAGCAGTTCTCCGTGCTGATTTAATCTCAATGGGTGTAACACCCAGGTATGATGAAACGGCCATCACAACATCATGCACGGTCACGCCGACTTCAGCGCGAGGCCACGGACTGCGCGGAGCATTCGGATCGACCACAAACACCGGCTTAATCCGATACCGGAACGTATAAATCTGCGCGGTTTCTGCCCTTGGAATCACCGGGGGCTTACGGAAAAGCGCATCCAGTCGCTTCTTGCTGGCAAGTTGATCCTGCGGGGATTTGATGTGTTCGCGTTGAATCGCCAAGTTCATGACAGCCACGCTAACGCAAATAGAAATCCAATCGCTGAGAAACCAGAAGCAAACCCAAGCGCACGCTTTGTATTTCTATCAGAGAGGGCTTCTAGGAGTTCGGTCATAGTAATGCCTCCTGCTTTGCAGGCTTGGGCTTATCTACGAAAAAATCAGGCTGCTTAAGCGCTTCTGAAATACGCTTGCAGGCTATGTCGAAATACTTTTCTGAGATTTCGATGCCAATAAATCTATGACCTAGCATTGCCGCTGCTACGCCCGTCGTGCCGCTCCCCATGAATGGATCAAGGATGGTCATCCCTGCACCGGGCAAGTACCCTACACACCAGCGCATGACCTCGATCGGCTTCTGCGTCGGGTGCAGCTTGCCGCCATCCATATTCATCGGGCGCATGATGATGCGGCGCGCGACCATATCCAGGTTAGTCCACGCCAACTCAAAGTCAGCGAAATCGCGGCCCGCGTTGTTCTTGTCCCAGACTAGTGGCGCGCGAGTCGGCGGGAGATCGAAATAGTTACCACCCCAGACAATCGACGGCACATTCATAGGTGGGAGCCACGAAATATCGGCGGGCCTATCGTCCCACGACTCGCCGCCATGGCCTCGAGAAACAGACAGACGGTTCGATTTATTGATCCCAATCCCATAAGGCGGATCAGTAACCACTGCATCCACCTTCCCAAGCGTAGGCAATACCTCACGGCAGTCCGCGTTGTAGAGTTCAATGCCTTCTGCGAGGGTTTCTTTTCTCACGCCGCCCCCGCTACAGGATCAGATACGGTGTCATGTAAAACATTGATCGCACCCCATAGATAAAGCGCGGTTCTTACTTCCATGGGATTTGATGCGACGATATAATTTGCACCGGCTCTTAAAGCCTCGTCACGGAAATTGATTTGATCGGGAGATAGCTTTCCCTTCTTTCCGTTTTTTAGTTCGAGCCAGTTAGCTTTGCCTTTTACGATCACCAAGAAATCTGCCGCACCATTCTTTGCGCCCATTCCCTTGAGCATCGCGGCGACTCTTGGAGCGCGCTGAAGCCCGTTCGGGATATGAAGGAATTGAATGTTTGCGAAACCAGTCAGTTTCAATAACTGATGCGTGAAGCGGTGAAGGCCCGCCTCGGTGTCGAAATTCTGGGGTTTCTTGATGCGAGGGCTCATGCGGCCCTCCGATTTACGGATAGCTTGCTCACGCTCGCATGAGATGGGATGCTTAATTTGTACCCCACACCATTGCGGTGATTTACCCGCAAGCCCAGTGGTTCGATAAGCGGACGCATCAATTTAATAACGTTGTGCAACACTTTCAGGGCGGTTTCCGGTTCTTCTCGTTCTGCATAGAGCGCCATCAAGAGCGTGTCGGTAGTAACTGCTCTAGGCCACGCCCTTAACATCTGAATAAACAAAATCGTTTGTTGGTTGTTAAGGACCGCGCTGTTCTCTCCAAGAGAAATAGCGCCGCTCTGCGTATCAAGATAAACGTCACGCGAGTCGACGAGCGACCCGCAGCAAGGGCAATAAGAGCCCTCGCGCTTGGTCTGACTTTCACCGATCTCGATAACAGTATTGCTCAAGCCCCTACCCCCATCTTTCGATCTAATGCAGAAAATCCGATGGGCGGGCAGCCAAGCAATTCATCTGCCATCGAACGGAACGGCGCATTCAGATAATCCTGGCGTCTATTCTCGACCCATTGAGGAACGCTCGTGCGATCAATGCCAACGTCAGCAGCTTTCCTAAACTTCTGCGGCTTGCGTGCTAATTCTTTCTGTCGGAGATATTCCGCGTATTCTGGCTCTAGAGCGCAACGCGCCGTGCAATGAGCAACGCCGAATCTGCGGCCCAATTCTTCCCATGACAAATTGAAGACCTCGCGTAGTTCACGCATGGCCCGAAGCTGTTTATCGGTGAAGATGATCTTCTTCGACATATTCCAGCCCTGTAATGGATGTGGGGTTAGGACTTGTGCGGGTTTCTGCTACCGGGCTTGCGGTAGCCGCGAATTGCGCCCTCAGAAACGCCGGGGCGTGAGCGCAGATCGAGAATTGTTTTCTCCCAATCCTTGACGCGCCTATCGAGTTTTGCCCAAGCTTTTTTCTGCGGCTTCACTTGCTCTCCTCCTCAATCCACGGGGCGATAAGAGAATGACCACCAGTCGTCCATGAATGTTGTATGGTGCTCTCCTTTACGCTCGACAGTTTCGAGCCAGCGACAGTCACGCGCAGAAATCATCACGGGATACCAAGCAAACCAGCGGTGCCATTTCTTCTTGGCGGCTGCGCGCGACCCGCAATCGAACTTCACTTCATTTCCTCCGCGTTAGTCTCAGCAACCAAAGCCGCAACCGAATCCATAAAATCATCGGCAAGCCCGGTTGATTCTTTCGTTTCTTGGTATTCATGGGCGAGGCTCCGCATTTGCCTTGCGCACTCGGCGCGATACGCCGCCTGAATGCGGTTGAAGATCGACGCACTGATAAACTTCAAACGATCAGCCCGGTAACGAAGCGACCATTGAAAGCTGTAATCAATGCCGTAGTCCCGCTCGATGGAGCGCATGGCTCTTTCGACCTCCCCCGGACCACTGGCCCGCATTCGGGTAAGTCGCTTACTCAAAGTCGCCGCCTCGTTTATGAAAGCAACGTCAGACATTTTCGTTTGCCCATTTGGAAAAGAGGATTTGCACACAGCCGTTCGTCCTTGTGTTGTTATGCCCAACATGAGGACTGGAGTTGCAGACAGACGCGCCTACCATCCGCAAAGATTGCTTGGCGCGATCTGCTCTGGGGTTCTCTGGAAATTGAAAGCGCAGCGAATGTTCGCGCGCACGAATAAAAATGCGGGAAATGACAACGAGATCACTTCCAGCAAGTTGGCGACGGATTGGCAGATGCCGGGATTGGCGACCATCGCGAAAACGAGATTGCAGGAGCGCGGGTGTACACACACTCGCCTGATCGAGAACGCTCTTCTTCCTCGCGCTACGGAATATCAGCACCAAATCGGCTGGGCCGCGCGCAGTGGGGCAAGTGCCGCTGCAATTCTTGAAATAAGTGCTGGAGATGCGGGGGATCACATCTCCAGCTATCGCGGCGCTTTGTGGGGAGGCGGGAATGCGCCAGCGAATTGAATGAGGGAACGAAGCAGAGTCGCGTTCGTTGCGCTTAGGCGCAAATGCGCGCGTAATTCCGTGTTCAAAAGAAATAGAGGCCATCATCGCCCGCCCTCGTTTTCGAGAGCGGGTTCTTCCATGCGCCAGAGACGAGCCGGGGCCGTGAACCCCTTCTCTAAAATGGCCGCGTTCAACAGAAGGTAAGTGTTAGCCGGGAACGTCTCGGCCTTCGTCCAATTCCACGCTGCCGAATACTTACGACCAGTAATCTCCGCTGCCTTGGCTGGCCCGCCTACGGCATCGATTACGGCTTCAGTCGTTTCTAGGACTTTTGTCATCACAAGAACCGAGCATATCCATCTTTCTTGGATTTGCAAGGCCCAATTCTCTTGGATGGCGAAAAAATCCAAATTTTGTGAAGAAACGATATGCCGATCAGCGATGAAGACGCCCGCCAGCGGGTCAAGGTTATCCGCCTCGCCTTTTGCGAGCGCGATCAGGCCGGCAAGCCGGAGCCCGCGAAAGACTTCGCGAAAAGGCTCGGTGTAGAGCCCACCACCTGGAACAACTTCGAGAAACAGGGCCGCCCCGGCCTAGATAACGCCGTCAGGCTCGTAGAGACCTTTGAGGGCCTTACCCTCGACTTTCTCTATCTAGGCGATAAATCCAGCCTCTCCGTGGCTATGCAGCGCGATCTGGCGCGAGCCGAGAAAGAGGCCGGTAGTCAGGAATCCCCCACCCGATCGGTTCGGACCAAGGTTAGGGCCGGGCGGGCTGCCCGCTCCGTGCGCTCGCCTTCCAATAAGGCGTCCACCATATCGAGGGCGTGAAGCAGGATTTTCCGGGCGTCCTCACCCTCTGGCAGCTTTGAAACAATCTGAATTGCGTAACGCTGAAGCGACACTGGTGTGGGCATGGGGTCCCCTCCTTAAGTCACCACGCTAGGCACAAATTCCTATTTCAGCAAGTTTGTTCTTGCTCCGTTCCCTTTTTATGTTAGGTTAATACTGCCGCAGGACGGCTCTGCCCGCCAGATAGGCAGGTTCCAAGTGACGAATCCCGGTTAATGGACCGCTGCGATCACCGCAGAATCCGGCCCCTACCCTGATAAGCCCCTTAAAAGCCGCCGCAAAATAAATCCATCTTTGTTGGATTTCGTGCTTGACCTATCCAAGTTTTCTGGATTAGTCTCCTCCTACAAGATTAGGAGAGAACGAATGACGAGCGGACAGCAAGAGATCACCAAGGAAATTGCCGAAAAGGTTCTTTCGGTTGTCGATGCGGGGCTAGTTCGCGGCGCGGGTAAGCCTAAGCCGGGATTTATGTGTGTTGAAGCGGCGGTTTGTTACGCGCTCGGTCTTCCGCATGGCGACGACCCGCAATGTGTCTCACGCGCCCTTCGCAAACTAAAAATCCGTCTGAACGATTCTCGCTGGTCAAGCGATGCAGCGCGAGCAAAAGGTTTGCGCCGTCTTGCCCTTATCCAACTCGGGTCGCGCGACACTCTTGACGATACCGAATTTGCAAAGCGCGTAGCAAAACTCTCGATTACCACGGCAGTTCCTATCGCCCTTCGTGCAGCAGCATCTTGTCAGAAAGATGAAAAGCACAAGGCCGCTCTTTGCGAAGCGGCCAACCGTTGCGAGAAAGAGGGAACGCGCGAAGCCGCATTGGCGGCACGAAAAGTAGCAAACGCTGCGTATGCGGCTGCGGCTGCGGATGCGGCTGCGTATGCGGATGCGGCTGCGTATGCGGCTGCGGCTGCGGATGCGGCTGCGTATGCGGATGCGGCTGCGTATGCGGCTGCGTATGCGGCTGCGTATGCGGCTGCGGATGCGGCTGCGTATGCGGCTGCGGATGCGTATGCGGCTGCGTATGCGGATGCGGCTGCGTATGCGGATGCGGCTGCGTATGCGGATGCGTATGCGGCTGCGTATGCGGCTGCGGATGCGGCTGCGTATGCGGCTGCGGATGCGGCTGCGTATGCGGATGCGGCTGCGGATGCGGCTGCGGCTGCGGCTCGCGACAAAATCCTATCGGATTTTGCCGAAGGCGTCGTGCAAATCCTGATCGACATGAAAGTACCGGGAGCAAAGTGGCTCGAACTTGCTCCGCTGGAGGCCGCGTAAATGTCTCCCGAAATCATCATCAAGCTACAAGTAGATAATGAGGACACGTTACTCATTTTCAAAAGCGTGAGCGAGGCTGCAAAGGAAATTTGCTCTCAGCACAAAGACGACCCGATCAACTACGTGATGTTGATTGAGCGTACAGCCTTCGATGTTCCTCGCGGTTATTGCGCGAAGCACGACTTTGAATACGAGTGGACGAAGATCGAAGAAGCCCGCCTAACCGAAAAATACCATGACGAACGTGGTTACGGTGATCGAGAAGCAATCACTCTCACAGAATATCTCAACTGTAATGTTGAAAGCCCCATCTTTGTAGATGAAGTGATGAGGGCTGAGCGTCCTGTCAAACAGGAATTACTGGAGGCCGCAGAATGATTTGGCGCGTCGGAATGGAAATTGTCTGCGTTGATGGTACGGGAATGGGCGTGAACCGCCTTACCGAGGGCGCAGTTTATACCATCGCAGAAATCATCCAAGTAACCGGAAAGTGGAAGGGCTCACACTCAGACAACCCCGTTTTTCGATTGTGCGAGGTAAGTCCCGCGCCGGGCTATGACGCTTTTGCATCTGAACGCTTCAAGCCCGCCGTCAAACGCAAAACCTCCATAGCCGTATTCGAGAGCATTCTCTCCGGCAATCCCCTCATCATTACAGATGAAAATACTCGCGCTGATAATTTCAGGGAGAATGTAGATGCTCGCTAGAACTCCTTACAAGACCGCGCAAGAACTCGGCATTAGAGAAATTGAACACGAATATCTTTCTCGTTTCGTATCAGAAGGCGAGCAAGGAAAGCTGCCGGAGAAACATCTGTTCGCGATGGACGCCTATCTCGGTGAATCGTCCTTCGATAACCCGCACGAATACACTGACTTAGAACATCGCGCCACGCCGTGGTGTGGAACGGTTGGGTGCATCGCCGGAACTATGGACCTGCTGGCTCGCAAGGACGGGCGACTTTCTGAACTTCTCCCTGTGGGCTGGTCATATGGTGTTCAGCGCGCATCGGATGCTTTGAGCGAACTATTTTGTCCGGTCGCGCTTATTGGTTCTTGGAAAAATATCACCCTCAATCAAGCCGTCTCCTGCACCAAGCATTTCCTGCAAACAGGGAAAGTAGATTGGCCGCTCGCTTTGGGAGAAATGAAATGAGCATATCCAACCAATTCCAGATCGAACAAGACCGTCAAAGCGAATTTGAAGCAATGCGCTTCGATGAGCAGCAACAGGTTTTGTTCGAGCGCACCACGCTGGATATCTGCAACGGTGCCGAAGAAATCCTCCAACTGGATGCTCACAACGATCTGACTGTTGGTCCTGTTGAATTATTCGTTCTTGAAATCGCAATGGCGAAGATCGGTAAATTCCTTGCCGCGCATAAGCAGAAGGCTGCGGCATGAACGGATTTCAACGATTTGGTATCGAGCGTCTTTCCCCATCTTCGCTCAACCTCTGGCGCAATGCGCCGGGGCTGTGGAGCCTTCGCTACCTTGGGAAATTCTTTGACCAAGCTGGCGCGGCGGCATGGCGCGGGAACGCGGTCGAGAAGGGCTTGCAATCTTGGTTCATCAAGAAAGACGGTGATGCGGCTTACGCGCTTGCATTGGAGGCCTTCGAGAAAGAAGCCCAAGGCCTAGCCGATGATAGCACGGAAGCAGAGCGAACCAACATTGCTCCCATGCTCGATATGGCGGTTAAAGCCACAGAGCATTTATCGGCCCCCTACTTCGGAGCGCAGGCAAGAGTCGAGCACGTTTTCCAAGACGTTGAAGTCCCCGTTATCGGCTTCATAGATTTCATTCTGGAAGACGGCTCGATCTTCGATCTGAAAACCACGAAGGCTTGCCCGTCAGAACCTAAGGCCGATCACGCAAGACAAGTCGCGCTCTATATGGCGGGGAGGAATTGTGCGGGCTCGCTTCTCTACGTGACCGCGAAGAAATCCGCTCATTACCCGATCTCGGAAGAACTATGCGCTTCATCGCTTGAGTCCATGCGTCGTGACGCGCTGTCCCTGCAAGCGTTCTTAAACAGCCATACCGATCCGAAGGCAGCGATCCGGTCGCTTCCGATGAACGACGATGATTTCCGCTGGAGCATAGCGGCAAGTGAAAAATTGAGGGAGTTGGCGGCGTGAGTAAGAAACAGATCGACCCCAAGGTTGTCGAGGCACTCAAGAAGCACGGCTTCGGCCCCGATGCCGCGTGGGACTGTCACGGAACGTGGGTGATTTATCACCGCGTGCTTGAGCAGATCGCGGCGAAGGCCGGCATCAAGTTTGAGGCCCCGCTGGTTTTGGAAGCAGACGGCGCGCACAAGGTCGCGGCCATCTGCGTCACTGGCCGCATGGGCGATGCAAGCGAGTGGTCCATTGGTGAGGCTGCCCCCGCCAACAACAAGAACGCTTATCCGTTCGCAATGGCCGAGAAGCGCGCAAAAGATCGCGTTGTTCTCAAACTAATCGGCATTCACGGGCTCGCCTATTCCGAGGATGAGGCAGACGACTTCAAGAAGTCTGCGCCCCCAGAACTGCCAGTCACCCTGTTGGATGTAGCCCGCGCCGAAGCCGCCAAAGGCGTCGATGCCTACAAGGCTTGGTACCTCGATCGCTCAATCCAGGAACGCGGCGAACTTTCAGATCATCACGCAGGACTAAAAAGCGCGGCCCTAGCCGCATCAACACAACAAGGAAAAGCAGCATGAGTGACTTCGTACAGAAACCCGGCTTCGGCTCTCTCTTCAAGAATAAGAAAGAGAACGACAAGCAACCAGACTATCGCGGCGATGGATGCTGTCCGCATTGCAGTCAGCCCGTCCGTATCGCTGGCTGGCTCAAGCAGGGCAAGGCCGGCACGTTCATGTCGCTCAAGATCGAACCGCCGCGTGAGCAAAAGGACGACACCCCGGCGCAGCGCAGGTCTCCGCTCGGTACGCCCGCCCCCATGCGAGCAGCCGCGCTTGATGACGATATTCCGTTCGCCCCGGCACTCTGATGAGCATTGTTGCCGACGATACGGTTTCTAAAGCGCTCGCATACCTCGCGGACGATCCTCACCCCGTGGCCGTTGCCCGTAAGGCGGTCACGGACGCGGAGAACGCGCGCAAGGCGAAGTTTGCGGAGCTGTATCGCGGCACAAACGGCGGCACCGTCAGGGATCGAGAAGCAAGCGTTGAATGCCACGACCTCTACAAGAAACTGCAAGACGCGGAATCTGAGGCGATATTTGAGCATGAGCGGCACCGCGCACGGGTTCGCGCCGCTGAAATGATAATTGAGGTGTGGCGATCGACAAACGCCAACGCCAGAGCTGCGGAGCGCGTTCGCTAATGTTGTACGCTGGGATGAAAATAAATCGCTTAACCCTCGTTCGCGAAGTGCGCGTCGACGGACGGCGCGGGTTCTATTGGGTGTGTATCTGTGATTGTGGAAATAAGACAACCAAGTATGCAGGCCACCTAAAAAGAGGCGACTCTGTCGCGTGCGGATGCGTTAAGGGAGCCAAGAAAACTCACGGGCTGTCGCGAACTCCCGAATACAAGGCGTGGGATAATGCGCGCAGCCGCTGCCGCAACCCACAGAACCGGAAGTACCCGCTTTATGGCGGACGCGGGATCACGATGTGCGCTGCGTGGGCGATCTCGTTTGATGCCTTTATTTCCGACCTAGGTCGCAAGCCGTCTCCAGCGCATTCGTTAGATCGCATCGACAGCAATGGAAATTACGAGCCAGGCAATTGCCGATGGGCAACGGCAGCAGAGCAGAACAATAACCGCTCATTCAATCGTTTTCTTTGCGTTCACGGCGAGGTGGTCACTGTCGCTCAAGCGGCGGTGATAACTGGAATCCCGCACGCAACAATTCTTGGACGACTCGACGCAGGCAAGAGCGATGCGGAGGCCATCTCACATGGCTAGGAGCGTGGTTGAATGGCGCGGCGCAAGCCCTGACACGCAAATCCCTCCTCGCGTTCGCTTGCGCGTATTCGATCGGGACGGCGGCAGATGCCAGTGCGGTTGTACGACACTGATCCGCGTTGGTGACAAGTGGGAAACAGATCACACGGTCGCAATCGCTAATGGTGGAGAGAACCGTGAAAAAAACCTCAGAACATTGCTGGCCAAACACCACAAGCAAAAGACCGCAGAGGACGTTGCTGAGAAAAGCGCGATCTACGAGCGCCGGTTAAATCACCTAGGGATCAAATCGAAGAAGCGAAAGATGGGCTACCGCAAGTTCAACGGTGAAATCGTTCCAGCAAGGTACGAATAATATGACTCTCCCTGAGAACGGAATGGGCGAAGACTGGCTAGAGCGTAAGGCCCAACGCAAAGAGCATTACGAACGCTTCGTGAAGGGGCGCAAACTCATCATTTGCTCTGCTTGCAGTGGATCGGGCCGCTACGATCACAACAACTTTCCGAAATGCTCCTGCTGCAATGGAACAGGAAAAGTCCGCGAAATTTCAGGAGAACGCAATGGAAGCTAGGTCTGGAGAGAAGATGGAGTCGTCTTCCAACACAACAAGGGAAATGGAAGGGAAGCATACGCCGTTGCCTTGGCGCGTTGGTAACAGCTGCGTGCTGCCGCATTGGGAGCCGATATTTCTCTACGGCATCCACGCTACCGGAACACAATCGAAGTATGCCAGCGATGTTGTGACTTGCAACCCTGAACCTGCAAAAGCAGGCATCAAAGGAATTGGCCGCGAGAAGTGGGAGGGCGAGTTTATCTCGCATCCTTGCCCCAAGCCCGTCGCACTATACGAGAAGTTTCTAACTACCTACGCGCAGAACGCAAAGACAATTTGCGATCCCTTCATGGGGTCAGCAACCACTGGCGTTGCCGCCGTGAAGCTTGGGCGGAAATTCATCGGCATCGAAATAGAACCAAAGTTTTTTGAAGGCGCTTGCCGCCGCATTACCGAGACAATCAAGCAAGGTGATTTCTTCATAGAGAAACCAAAACTCGCGAAACAGGAGGCGTTGCTGTGACAGCCCTCACCCCCAAGGCCCGCCCATGAGCGCGCTGGGGGAATTGATTGAACGGCTTGAGAAAGCAACGGGGCATGATCGTACTCTAGACGCGCGAATTGAGTTTGCGCTTGGTCATTATCTTATCTCAACAAACAAATTGTCGATCTGGGATATGCGCGAGACGCCGCCTCGGCTGCTAACAATGCGAGCAAATCCAGAAGATGGTGTTCGTTATGATGAAGAAACGGCAGCAATTAGCATTTCAACGCTACTTGGTCAGACACCATACACCGCCTCCATCGACGCAGCGATGACGCTCGCGAAGGACGATCATTTTGTTTGCTTAGAGCGCCACAAGAAGCACTGGATCGCTCATGTAAGCAGCGACACTGCTGGCCCTTGGCAAGCGTTGCACAAGAACGGCGCTACTGCGCTCTGCATCGCAATTTTCAAATCCCGCCTTCCTACATCAAGGGAGAAGTAGAGATGCCGTATTCTCGCAGTCATGAAGCTGCGCGGCGAGAGCGAGAAACGCCTGATAGTATTTTGGCGATTGCAATTCGCAAGGGGTATTTCTCTGTAAGCCTGCGCTATCGCGATGATTGGCTTCGTAAACGCTGCCGGAAATTGAAAGACAAGGGGTTGCTCACCGGAGGGCATCGCTACGGTCGTGAGATTCGATATTTCCCGGCAGCAACAATCAAAGGCGTCGATCTAAAAACCATTGGTGAAACACTATGACCCCTCACCCTCTTGAGACAGCAAGGAAGGCGCTGACATGAACGGAACAGCCATCAATCCGGTTTGCAAAAAGTGTTCGCTGCCTTTCGCGTTGCGGACGGGAATGTACACGATGGGAAATGGTGACGGCCCCTATCATGGAGAATGTTTGCCTGCGCCCACTAACACCGCCACGCAGGGGGAAGGACGAGAAGCGATTATAAAGCGTCTTGTCGAGCAGGTGTTCTCAACAATGAACCATGACATTGACGACGACCCGCGTGAATACTTTGAGAAGCTACTGACGAAACAGTTTTCAGAAATACTCGCCCCTTCCCCATCACTAGAGCGCAGAGTACCGGAAGATGTGGTAGAGGCGAAATTGCCTGATGCGCGACATTTGCCTTTCGGCGTAATCGACCCGGACTATGCTCGCGTTTATACGCTCGCTCGCATTATTGCTTGGCAGGAAGGCTACGCGCTGACGTTGCACGGCTCATTCACGCGCGACCTCGATCTTGTCGCAGTGCCGTGGACTGATCGTGCTTGCGAGCCAGAACATCTTTTGAGGCGCGTCGAAGAAGCAACTAAGCTGAAAAACAACGGCCAACCCGCAACGGTACGCCCGCATGGTCGCCTCACATGGACGCTGCTCTTTCCTGAATTTTCCGATCCGCGCTTCGTAGATTTTTCCGTCGCAAGTCTTCTCCGCCAACCGGAAACGCGCGCAGTAGCGTTGCCCGGCCTGAAATCCGGCCATGCGATCATCACGCCGACTTGCCGGGCTAATCGCACGACGACAGGCGCATTTCTCGAAGCGGCGGAGCGCATCCAGAAACTCTACGATCAATACGCGCGAGACGACGCGAACAAGAGCGTCAACTGGCATCTCGTGCTGGTGCGTGAAGAGCCCGTCGTCGCTCAACAGGACAGCGGTAAGCAACAGGAGAAAGTTTAATGTTCGACTTCATGTGGTTCATCGCAATACCCGCAGGGGCAATCTTTCTGACGGTCTACTACCTCGCTTACCGATTTCGAGTTGCGGCGGTCATCTTTCTTAGAGCCCTAGCAATCGTCGCGATGGTCGTGGGCGTTGCAATTATGGTGCTTGCAGCAGGCAGTCATAACGGGTGGCTTTTCTGCGCCGCACTCGGCGGCTCTTGCCTCTTCGTTGTATTTGTTATCGCGCTCATCGAACAAATTGAGACGAGGCAAATATGAACACAACAATAGCTGAGCTTCTTCTTCACATCGTGTTGTTTCTGCCGGCGGCTTTAGCGGGATTCATTATTGCTCGCGCATCGAACGAGCATAGCCGCTACTACAGAGCCATCAGGCCGCAACGAAAAGGCTGGTGGTGGCAATGACGCCCGGCAAGGTACCGCCTTGGCTCAACGACAATAACCCGGTTGCTTGGGCACTCGTGGTTGTCGGTACGCAGGCAATGATCGTCGCCCCCCTCATTATTTTTGCTTGGATGCGGTCATGACCGAAGATCAATACGCAATCGATCTGGAAAACCTTGTGGCCGAATTTTTGAGCGGTGAATTGACCTACCGCCAGTTCATAAACAGCCTGCGCTTCAACTTCGGCTTTACCGAACACGAAGCCGAGGAGCATGAGAGCCAACTAACCGCCCGCCCTCTCACAAGCTCAATTAAGGAGGGGTAGATGGACCCATTTACGAAGCTAATTTTCTCCAACGACCCATTCGCAGCTATGACCGGCGTGATTTTGCTCGGCTGCATTTTCTTTATCGCGATCTTTGGTATTTTTGTTTTGTCTGTTTTGGTGCGTCGATGACCGGGCCTGTAAAATGGTCAGCCCCGCTAGAGCCCCTGCAAGAATTGATAGCAGCAGCAAAAGAGTGCGCCGAAGACTTAGAGATTAGCCTTCAAAACGAATACCCCTTCCGAAATGATTACCCGCACATGATGCGGAAGTTTGAACGCGATCTGGACCCCGTTCGGAGAGTGCGCGCAGCGCTAGAAAAACTGAAAGATATTCCCGTCCTGTCCCCCAACAAGGCGGCTGGGTGAATTATGGGGCGTGGGCTCACAGAGCTTGATCGGCCGGCATCGCTTTATTTGGGCGATGACGAACTGCGTCAGCGTGTGGCCCCGCACATGGGCGTGAAAGCGTTCAGAGCAAGTATTCGGGTCCTGGAGGATCGGGGTTTTCCCAAGCCTAAGCCCTTGTTCCGTGGGCGTTATTGGCCTGCGGTAAAAGCGTGGCTAGACGCGCATGAAGGAGTGTCGAACGATGCTAGACCTCACGCAGAAGACGGCCCCGAGTCCTTCGATGCCCCTCAAAAGCACCCGCCCCGGCTACAAATCGCGTCCTCGCGGTGATGGTTCAACTGCTCATTATTGGGTGGCGGCGAACGTAGTTAGAGACACAAAAAACTACCCGGACAAAACCATCAAATTACCGAACGATTCCGACGATGAGGAAATCGTAGAGCTTTGTCTCAGGCACACTGCCCGTCTCATGGCTTGGCTCGGCAGGGGTGATGCCGGCGAACTTCTGAAAACAAATTACGACGGCTCGTTTCTCAGCCTCTCGCGCGTGTTTCAATCGCACCCGGAATCCTCGTTTCAAACCGTCAAGAAGAACACGCAGGACTTCTACGTCGATAGCCTCAAGATCATTGAAGGCACAATAGCACAAAGACAGGTGCGGAAGTGTTCAATTATTGATGCAAAGAGATGGTTTCGGAATTGGGCCGAGCCCGCGAAGGAAGAGTCGCCCCGCAGGATAAAGCGAGCGCACGACGCAATCGCGATGGTGCGGATGATCTGCCGGTTCGGTGCTGCGCTCGGATATGAAGAGTGCGCCCGCTTCGTCGGGATGCTTGCAAACGTTAGGTTTGAGAGGCCCGGATCGCGCACAGAAGAACTAACCTATCAGCAAGCCGTGGCATTCGTTCGCGTGGCCCTTGAAGACAATGAGCGCGACATGGCTATAGCCGTCGCCGCACAATTCGAGCTGATGCTCAGGCAGAAAGATATTATCGGGGAGTGGACGCAAGCGAAATTGAACACGCCGCAAGCGGTCTATAACGGTAAGGGGAAAATGTGGTTGGGGGTTTTCAGGTGGGATAACATTCCCGGCTGGAAGCTCAGGATAAAAACCAGCAAGACGCGAGCGGCTACGGTTTTTGATTTGCAGGACTACCCCCTGCTGTTTCCGCTGTTAGAATCCGTACCGATGCACGAGCGCGAAGGCGCGATGGTGCTGGGCCACGATGGTTTGCCGATCGGTGACAGGAGATTTCAGAAGAAGTTTCGCAAGCTCGCACGGAAAGCGGAAATCCCGGATAACGTCTGGAACATGGACGCTAGAGCTGGCGGGGCCACTGAGGCTGATGAAGCCGGGGCGGATATCGCAGCGATCCAGGAGCATCTGACGCACGCCACGCCCGCAATGACGGCGAGCTACATCAGGAGCAAAAGCACGCGGCGCAAATCTGCACTGGCGCAGGCGAGGACGAAATTCAGAAAGGAAAACGAGTAGAACGCGGTCAGAACGGGACGTCAGAACGGAGTCAGAACGACGTTCAATGATTTCAATATGAAAGCTGGTCGGAGCGGCAGGATTTGAAACTACGTCAACCCGTTGGAATCATTACTAAACGTTCTGACGACCCTGCCAATCCACGGTCGGAAATCGGTATATCGGGGCCCACCCGTTCTGGCAAATGTTCACGGCTTGTTCTAAGGCCCGTGGGCTGGCTATATATAAGTGTCGGCGAAGTTCTGCCCCGATCGCCATTTGCGCGTTCCTGACCCCGTTTCTGAGTCATTACGAGCATGTTTAAGCGCGGTGATTATTTCCCGATGAAAGACGCGCCGCAAAACAGAACGATCCTAGTTCTGCATCGAGACGGAAGAGAGCTAAGCGTGAAGTGGGATATGAGATCAGGTGAAGCGCCGATGAGTTTCTGGGGTGGAGGCGGAAGACCAAAACTATTTGGATTTTGCGAGAGAGATTCTAAAGCCCCATTCTTTCCAAGTGATCTTATTGGTTGGCGTGAAGTAGAAGAATGGTAGAATCTATTTAGGAGAGATGGGATGGACAAAGCGCGCGAAAAACTAATCAAAGAAGTTTGGGACCGCTGGAAATACAGCCCCAGCTTACGAAGCTACGCGCACTTGCAGTCGATCAAGCTACCCATTGCCAAGCTCTACGACGTTGTTCCGCGATATGTGGACGACGGCAAAACAATTCCAGAAGTGGCGCTGCGGTTTGAGCGCCGCTTAGTTTATCACCCCGACGCGAGAATCGAAGAGGTTGTTTGCGAGGGCGTGGTAGTGGAAACTTACTTTAACTAACTGCCCCGCCTTGGGCGCGACCCAAGGTCATTCCTGTTAATTCAGGATTGGCATAGGCGCGGATTAGCGCGAGCCGGGGCTATAGTTTGTGAAGTCTCACAGGACCGCAGGAAAATATATCCCTGTCGATTGCAACGAGAACGGCAGTCTTTACTTTCTTCTCTGCCGACCAGTCCGATGGAACGCGGTCAAGGGCATCCAGTACGCCTGTTGCGATTTGTCGCCCTGAACCTATTGCAAAGTGCGCGTCTTCTATCGGAAATGCGTTTGCGTGTTTCCCGGTGCAAACATCCCACAACGCGCCTGATTTAAATAACACAATAGCTTCTATGTCGCCATCAATTTTCTTGAGTGCAGAAGCCGTCGGCATGTCGTCGGGCGTATGCATATTAAGCAAGAGACGGCGCAATTCTCTGTCGTCACCGTCACCGCACGATCCGTATAGGTGGCCTTGCTCTAGTCTAAATATCTTTTCGATAGAGCCAATGTTTCGGTTGTTCTCGTCGGTAATCGCGGAGTCGGACGCCATATAGCCGCTCTTAACTACTATCGTAGTCATGCCGCTACCCGGCGGTATTCAACAAGCCACCAAATGTAGGCAGACACACACACCACTTCAGCACAAGCCGCTACATAAAACCCCGCCGCTGCATAGAAATAAACAAACCAAGCGTTGACCGCGATAGGAAGCCAAATGCTTGACTGGTGTACGTTGATTGCGTTGTCGGAAGACTCACGGCACTTGAGCGCCGAAAGACCGCTACTGATTGCGAAGGCCAGCGCAATGGCGGCGCTGATTAAATCTAAGTGATTCACTTGCTGCGCTCCGCAATCTCTCCCGCGCCCGCCCTGTACCCCGCGCTGTCTATGTAATCGTCCACGTTGTAATTGCCGGACTGCGTTCTGGCGTCTTTCATCAGCCCTAGCATCATCACAACGTCATGGGCTGTTAGCGCGCCTCTGTTTTCTCTGATCTGAAGCCACGCATTCCAGAGCGTTGCTACCCGTGCGTAGGTGGCCTCAAAGTCTCCGTGTTGTCGTGCCCTATCCCCATTAACGAGCTGACTGGTGCGGAACGATATTTCTCCAGCGCTGAGTGGCTTAGGGGACAGGTCTGCGGACATATGTTCTCCATGACAACTGAGTATTCCCCGTGAACGGTGCCCTCTAGGATTTCTGGACGGGGAATCCAGCCCAAGAGAACGAATTGCATTGCGTCGTGGTGGCGGACGTATCGGAAGGTTTTCTCGCTCATCAGATGTTCACCCTGTGCCGACCAATCTCGCCTTGCTGACGATGCAGCGTCACGGATTGAATGGATTGGCCACTGGTGTAGCCGCAGGAAGCTGCATGGGCGTCCTTCGCGGCAAGCGTCTGGAAAGACTCAACGCGAACGTCGCCAATCTCTTTCACCGTTTCGTGGTGGATATGGCCAAACAAGAACCAGTGGTATCTGGTCTTACCCCAGTCCTCGCGGCGATTAACGGCCATGGTCATGGCCATCTGCGGGGCACGCATCTTATGACCGTGGTTCGCGCCGATCAGCGTCTCGCCAAAGCGATGATAGAAGAAATCGGATGGATCAGTGTCAATCGTGACGCGTTTGTTCTTCGCGTAGAATGAAGCGAGAGCCACAGTTAGAGCTATAGCGGCGTGAGGGTCGTGATTACCGGGGAGATTTCTGACTAGAACGCTTTCGTGCTTCTGAAGTGCAAGCTCGATAACGTCCATCATTAGCTGAACGCCGGTAGTGAGAACTTTGAAGTACCGCCCATCAACGTCGAGAATATTCCCCGACCGAGGAGTCATGTTCTTGTTGTCGTCTTGGTGCGTCCAGTCGCCAAGGTTCAGGATCAGTGCTTGTTTACTTGGCGGCGATTGAGAGATTAGCCGAGCCGCACAATCGCGAAGGCGCTTAGAGCCAATTTCAAGATCGTAGTTCTCTCCTGTTTCCTTGCCCCACGACAGAAGGCCGTGATGCTGGTCAGCGATTGGATAAACGCTGAGCAAATCAGCGTCAGTGTTCTTGGGTGAAGGAATTGGCCTAGCGTAACCTTTGTAGCCATCGAACGCGGCCATAACGGCTGCGGTTATGTCTTCTAGGCTTAGGTCGTTCGCCGTCTTGACCCACTGAAGGACTTGATTGCCCTCGTTGTCATAGAGTGTGGATGTGCCCTTAACGAGCATCCCAGGCGGCGGAGCCTTAGGTACCGAGCCATCTAGTCCGCGCTTCGCTGCGCGCTCCAGACGACTTACCAATGTAGTTCTTGGGATGTTTAGTTCGGCGGCGGCTTTGGTTCTATGGCCGCCGTGCTTCGCTACTAGGTTTACTGCTTCAATGCACAGTTCGTCGGAGATTCGGGGGATACCCAATCCGTCACCTATGAGCTATTGCGGGGAGTAGTCAGAGATAATTTATAATTGCTGTAAGAATGAACGCGAGTAAGAAGCCCGCAACAAACAACCGCCACAGGGTTTCAGTAGTCACTAGATGCTAGACCGATCTGCCGCGACCAGACCGCGCTTGTGCAGCTCTGGCGTATAGACGAGATAATCCATCATGCAGACGTTTCCATTGACAACGGCGGCAACCGATACACGCCAGTTTCCCGTCGCAATGATGATGTTCTCTGCTTTGAAATCCGTTTCTGGGGGCTCTGCATTGATAACTGCAAGATACGCCCTAGCCTTCACGCCGCTGAGGCGCATTGTCTCGATCTTGAGGAACTTAAAGCGAAGCTCGACTTGCTCGATAGGCTCAGGATTTACACAAGCGTGTGACTCAGCAATCATCAACACGCTGACCATCGCCAGCGCGGCGAAAAATCTTTTCATAGTGTTTCCTAAATTATCGCGGGGCCGTGCCCATAAACGGCAACCACTGCGCGACGATAGCGCCGATGGTTCCTGATACGGTCATAATCACTCCTCCAACCCAGAGGAGTGTTTTCCAGCCAACCTTCGCCGTGGAGATTGTTTCTTCTGCCTTGGCTAAGCGAACGTCTAATTTTTCCTGGTGGCGTTCAACGCGCGAGAATGCCTCGCGGACTTCCTTGCGAAATTCTTCCATTATAACTTCGACACGAATTAAGCGCTCGCCAGTAGAGGGGGCTGTCATTTCTTGCAGCCCAGCCGTATGCAAGTGAAGTTGTGCTGTCTTAATTGCTTCACGACTTTTGGTGCCGCGTAGAAATCGCTCTGCTTATTCACTGAATCGTACTCGATCTGGCGGAATGGATTAGCGAGGGTTTGTTTGGTTGTGACGGTCGTTTGGGTCGCGCATCCCGCTAGCATCATCGCGCTCGCCAGCAGAGCGAGTATCGCCGCCGAGTTTGACCGCAGCGGCTTCCGCCCTACTCCACTCGCCCTTGCATCTTGCGTAGCCATTTCGGTCTCCAACTAAATTTCCAGCGAGGAACGAGACGATCACTATTGCAATCGCTCCCGCTACCAGTTTGATTTTGATTGATGGCGCGTACCAAATGACCGCGCCTAGCCCAAGCAAAGCTAGGCTCCCATACAGCCACTCCGCGCTTACGAACGGGGCGATCCAGTTCAGGATGCTCACTGGACGGGTCCCGTGGGATATTGGATTGCGTCACGCTTGCTCTTTCTCCACCACGCAACACCAACAGCTGCGCCTGCAATCAGGATCAGGCCAAAGGCTATTAACGCGTAAGGATTGCTGACCGCCGCCATGATCGAGGCGATGAAAGTGCCGCCCGTCATTTGAATGGACGGATTCTTGTACCAAGGCTCTGGAGGCGTAGCCGCGATCGGCGCATCGGGGATTGTTTCGTTCGGGAGAGACGGAAGCACGCTCGCGGTGAAATTGCCCGGCAAGGCTTTCTTTGCTCTAGCAAGACACGCCTTGCGATCTGCAAGGCCGTTATAGCCGCCGTTAATTCTGCGCGTGATTTCGTTTATATCGTCTCTGTCAGCCCAGCCGTTAAGGCCCTTGGCCTTCCAGTATTCACAGGCCACGCGAACAGAGATTTCTGGATTGGCCGCCATCTCTGGATTGTTCTCAAGGTCAAGACCAAGAATCTTTCCATAGGCGCGGTAGTTGGCACGCCCGGTTAACTGGAAGATGCCCCTTCCCTTATATTTTACACCGTCGCCCGCGTAGATATTGCCGAGGTCTTTTCGGCCTTCATACGCGGCACCAGAGGCGTATTCATGCAGCGTGCGGAAATGCGCGGACTCGTGACCGGCCTGAGCTAGGAAGTGCGCGGCCCTAAGTGGCGTATCAATTTGATATGCCGTCATGTGCAGGGAAAGTGGTCCTGCGATCTGCGCGATAATCCCGGCGTTGGCGTAAGGCTCAATTTTCTTGAGCAGCGCCGCATCAATCCGGATCGTCATTAGGTAAGCACGGACATAATTAGGAGAGACAAGAACGCAATAGCCGCACCGCGCGGATAGTCCTTAAACCAGCCCTCGTACCAGTCCCAAATCTTCTTAGCCTTTTCCATTCTCATTCTCCTTGAATCAAAAAACCGCCACGGGGGCGGTTGGGGTGTTTGTTTTCAGCCAGTTAGTGGGCATTGCAGCGGGGTAAATCCCGCGCTAGAATCTACCCATGAGCGCATTCGATCATTCAATCGGGCCGCTAGGTCCAAACAGCGGCTACAGCCATACGCACGCTTGGCGTGACGAAAATGGCTTTCATCGTTTCTATGCTGTTGGTTACGAATCGCGTGAAATTGCAAAACTCGAAGCAATCGAGAACGCTAAACTTTTAGGTTATGTGCCGCGCAAGTGGTGGCTGTTCTGGCGTTAGGCCGCGAGCGGATAACGCACCATCACAATACCTGAGCCGCCTGACCCGCCCGCCGTAGCCGAAGCGCCAGCACCGCCGCCGCCGCCGCCCGTGTTCGCAGTACCGTTGCCCTTGCCCGCGTTATTCTTGCCACCAGCGCCACCGCCGCCTAAGCCGCCTGTAGCGTTGCCACCAGCGCCAGAGTTGTGGCCGCCGCCGCCACCGCCGGCATAATTGCTTCCCCAAATCGCGATACCGTCGCCGCCGTTGCCACCAACGGTGGCTTGACCGGCTTGACCAACCGCCCCAGCGCCGCCGCCGCCACCGGCAGAGAAAGGGCTGCCGACTGTTAAGTGGCCAACACCACCAGCGTTGCCGAGTGTTTCCGTTGCAGTACCGCCAGCTTGCGCGCCGTAAATACCTCCGCCGCCCGATCCGCCGTTTGCGCCTACGCCCGATGCGTCGTTCGTGCCGCCTGCGCCGCCGCCGTTACCAGTAAGAGTACCGAAGACAGAGTTCGCGCCGTTGTTACCAGTCGATGCGCCTGTGCCACCAGCGCCAACAGTTACGCTTACTCCAACACCAGCAGAGACCGCGTAAGCTGCGTCTGTATCAACACCACCCGCACCACCGCCGCCGTAGTTCGATCCTGAACCGCCACCGCCGATGACATAGACTTCAACCGTTCCACTTCCGCTCGGCGTAAACGTGCCGTTCGATGTGAAGCGATGAACCCTGTAGCCGCCCTCTTCGGTGATTGTGCCGCCTGTAGAAGTCAGCATCGGATTGCTGTCGCCAGCGCCAAACCCGTTCAAAGCGTTCAGGATCAGCATTAGCCGCCGCCCCCGTAGTTTGGAAAACTATTTAGCCAAGCGGTGTAAGCAACTAACGCCAAATATGCGGGGCTGGCAGTAGTGCTTAGCAGATGAGTTTTAAGTCTCATCAAGCGTCCGTCGCTGCGTTCAGCGTGATGTAAAGTTTAATGCCGTGCAGCCGCGCATCGACGCCGAGATTATCCGATGCAACAGTTCGGTTGACTTGGAACTGCACGATGTCGCCAGCGGCAGGGGTGCCCGCGATCGTAATCGCGGAAGACTCCGGCCCGATATAAATATCGTTCGCAGTACCAATGGTTTTGTCAGATGTTTGCGGAGTGCCGAAAGCAACATCGCCAGCATCATCGTCTGATCGAGCAACACCAGCCAAGCCAAAGACCACGTTGCCGGAGCCAGAAGCGTGCGAAAGAACAGGCTGGAAGGTGACCGTGCCAAGGTTCCAGCTTTTCGGCATCGCAATGTCGAACTGCGCGAACTCTTGCGTCGTAGTGTCGAAGTCCAACGTCTTGAACATATTCTTGTTCGAGGACATTTCGACGGTGCCCGCAGCAGCTCCGTTAGTTGTGCGCGATATCATTGCGCCAGCAGGAATCCAAATCGTATGTTTACCCTGCTCAATCGGAGAGCCAGTCAACGTTACGTCAGCGCCAAGCGTAATTGTTCGGTTAGAGTCTCCAGTCGTGATCGTAAGAGTGCGATCCGCAGTAATGTTCGAGCCGGGCGCGATGATGAGGCCGTGCGAGGCGTTCGTGTCGAATAGCCGCAAGCCCGAGTTCGGTAACGTAAGTGTGCCGCCTGCAAGCGTGAGGTTGCCAGCAGCATGAGTAAGAGTGATGTTGCCGTTGTTGAAATTGATTACGCCGCCCGATGCCAGAAATGCATCTGACCAACTATGCGTTGCCGTTCCGAGAGCCCCGGTATCGTTCGCGTTCGGATGAACGTCGCCGTTGTCTTCGTTCGTAAACGTGCCAGCCTGAAGCGTAGTGGTGCCAGTACCATTCGCTCGCGGGACAACATTGTCAGTCGCGCCAAGGCTGCCGCCCATCGTGCCGGGGTCGCCTTGCGGCCCCTGAACGCCTTGGATGCCCTGAATACCTTGGATGCCCTGCTCGCCCTGCTCACCCTCAGGAATGCCGAAGTTGAAAACCGCCGCGCCGGGTGTGCCCGCGTTAACGACAGTAGCTGGCACCCCCGGAGCAAGCGTGGTTACGGTGCCAACAGCAATCGTTGCCGCATCGCCCGTCTCGCCCTGAATGCCGCGAGAAACGCGAACGCGAAGCGTTGGCCTAGTCGTGTAGATCATGCGTCAAACCTCTTCGCCTCGACAGACTCAGAGCCTTCGAGCAGCCACGCCTTGCGCGCGGGATCGTTGTAATCTTGGTAGAGAATGCAGCGGGCTTCGCCCTGACCGAGTTGGCAGGTTTGCTCTGGAGACAGAGAAATAATCAGAACGCCATCAGCCGCATCGGTAACGTCGATGCCGCTACCTTCAGTCAGCGTAATTGGTGACGAACAGCTTGGCCCGTACCACTCCATCGCCAAATCTGAGGAAGACAAATCAATCGTTGCGTCATCGTCTTCGCGATCGGTGAAAGTAAGCTCGACTTCGTAAAGTCCACCCTCTTGAATGGGCATCAGTTCTCATCCTCCCACTCGGTAATTTCCATGAAGGAGTTGAGCGTTCCGTCGAACGTGATACCCACGCCGCCAAGCGTTGCCGTGCCGGACGAAACACCGGAGCGAACCGAGATGGTGATTGTGGAAGTGGAGCCGGGAGAGAACGTGACCTCGATATCCAATTCACCGTAACTCGTGCCAGTGCTTGGGAAGGTAATGAGGCGGGAGGCAATACAAGTGTTGCCGTTGAAAATATGGCCTGACCAGCTATTCGTGGTCGTGCTGGATTGCGCGAACATCGAAACGCGAACAGTGACGTGAGACGTTGCGCTTCTTGGCGTGAACGAAGTTGAAAAAACTCCGTCGCCCTCGCCAATACCAGGAATTGAAGTATCAAGCGGAACAGTATTCGTGATTGTAGAGTCTAGAATTGTGGTGTTTAGAACGCGCTGAAGTTTGATGACCTGATCCGTCATCACCGCAGGCGCGATTTCATCCAGTGCCGCGATCGTTCCTAATTCATCGTCGCCGTTAAGGCCTGGCGCGATTGCCGTTTGAAGTGCCGTTACGTCGTTCTGTAATGCGGTAAGAGCTGTTTGAGATGCCGCCCCAAGTGCCGCTCGTGCAGCAGGAGCATTCGTAGAACTGGTCCCGCCCTGTGCAATCTGCACGGTCGCCGAAACACCAAATCCCGATGGCAAGCCGGGGTCTTGATCGTCAACGTCATCAACCAAAACATCCGCTGACGTATGAACGGTCATGCGGTATTTTTCGGTCACGAAGTAACGCGGGATTCTTCCCGCCGCATTAGTTACGAAGGGCTGAGAAACCACATCGCCCGGAGCCGCGCCCTCATCATCGAAGGCGTCGAGAGGCGTTAATGTCCCCGGCTCATAAATGCGGATTTTCGCCCCTACTAAGGGATTCCCATTGCTGTCGTAGAAGGTCAGCCACGGGGATTGGAGTTGTGCGGTCAAATCTGCTATCCTTGGGGATGCTGAAAAGCGAAAAGCGGCCCGTTAGGACCGCCCTGTTCATTTATTTTATTGGTGTTTGGCTGCTGGCCTCGTGGCCGCTATCGTTCTTGTGGTTGGCCGTCGGCGGTTGCGTTCACTACGGCGTTCAGTTGCCTAAACAGCGCTTCCGCGTGCTGCGGAACACCTAACTGCCTTCCAATATCATCTGCGAAACTGCGATTTGCGTTCTGCAATGCCTGAAGCGTTGCGCGCGTTGGTTTTGCTACAGCATTGTAATAAGCGTTCGACCACTTCGCGATTGATTGTGCTGATTGTGGTTTAGCCAAAAGACCCGACATTACGCGAGCCGTCATCATTGACGTAAGCGTTGTCACGGGATCGGCAATCGCGCCAAAGCCCGTAGCACCACCAATAACCGACTGCGCTGTGCCAGACGGGTTCGCGTACTGGTTCATCTGTTTGAAGCGCGAAGAAACGAGAGCAATGTCGTCAAGCGCACCAGCAAGATTGCTCTGCCCAGTTGAGCGGAACAGAAGCGATTTACCAGCAGGGCTTAGTTGGCCATACGCGGTAACAAAACGATCCGGCGTTAGATTTCCCTCAGCATCTCGGCCCATGCGGTTGATTACACCGGCCGCGACTTCATTCCATTCATCGGCCGGCAAGGCTTTGCGTGCCTGAGACAGTAATTGAACGTCTGCCCTACCCTTATTCTGTGCGGCACCAAGCACGCGATCAAATAATTGTTCATCGCTATTCACCTTGAGAAGTCTGTTTAGATTTTCGCGGCGATCCATAACCAAGCTGTTATAGGTGTTCGCGCGCTCCCACTTCTTGAGTGCCTCTTGTCCACCAGCAAGCAGCGTCGTGTGACGAAGATCGAGCGTTAGAGCGCGATACAGTGCTTTGCGCTCGCCTTCCTCCAGGTTCTTGGCAATCAATGTCGGGTTTAGCTTTTCCCCAAACACGGTGCGAAGGTCTTTAAGGCCCTCGTAAGTAATTCCATGGCGCGATAATGCGGGACCTAGTAGTTCCCCAGCCGGGCTTTCGCCGCGCGCGGATAACTGACGGCGCGCGTTTATCGCTGAGAGCGCCTGCTGCGTATTGGTCATCGGCCCGGTGAGCGTCGGATCAACCAGATTATCTACTTCATCGTAAAGTTTCGATACGCGGCCCTTAGTCGTTGGCCCGATATACTGTTCAATACCGCTGCGAAGTGTTTGACCGGCCGTCGCTGCATTAGCTGCAGGATTTCCATATCCCTGCGCCACGTTACGCGAGGCATCGTCCAGTTGTTCGATTGCTTGCGTTGAAGCCTGACGAAGCGGCTGCCCGGCCCACGGCACATTGGCAGCAATCTTAGCTGTTTGCTGAGTTGCTGCGCTATCGCTAGTAACTGCGCGAGGAAGGGCTACGCCAAGGCGCTCGCCCGCTTCTGCTACTTGCGAACCTGCGGTTTGCGAGACCGCACCACGAATCGCCGGAAGGGCGGCGTTAATCGCGCCGCCGATCGGTGCTGCAACAAGCAGCGAAGTGGCTGCATTAGTCGCGCGGTTCGCTAAGCCATCCTCTCCTTGGTTGAAACCATAAAGGCCAGCAAGCGCCCCGCCCTCGATTGCGCCGCGCACAAAGCGCTGACCACGATCTGCGGCACTAGCAGCCCATCCTAGGCGCGATAGTGGATTTGCTATCGCGCCCGCGATCTCCGTAGCTGTCGAAAGAACAGGACTGTCCTTCTTAACTCGCGACAGTCGTTCGCGCTCAGCATCGAGTAGTTCAGCGTAGTTACCAGAACCACGAAGCGTCTGAAGCGCCGCTCCCAACTCATCCGAGAGGCCATAGGTTAGCCCTTGCGTGAATACGTCTGCGGCTGCGTTCCCGCCATTGTCTTCAATGCGGCGAATGTGTTGTTCGACACGAGCATTCTTCGCTAACTTCGGATCGGCGTTCTGCGCTTCACGCGCGAGGATGTTCGTGACTTCTGCATCAAGCGGCGTGTTGCGATTGTTCTGCGCTTGAACTGGGCCGCGAGGCGTATTTCCCCACAGCTCGTTCATGTTCTGCGGCTGCTGCTCGAGAACGAAGCCCTGCGGCAGATTTGCTGCCTGTTGTGGCGCTTGCTGCTGGTTCTCTAAAACAAAACCTTCAGGAAGATTCACTGTGCGGGCACCCACTGACCGTTCAGGAATTGGATTCGCTGCTTCGTTTGTGGGTTTACAGCAAACGTGCCGTTTTGGATTTGCTGTGTTTGCTGCTGAGGCCCGCGAAGCATATTCTGCGCTACTGGGCTGCGGGCGAGGCTGGGATCAACACCAAGTTCGTTTGGCCGCAGACCATACGCCGCCGCGATCTGTGCCGGATTGTAACCACCAGCGACCAAGGCTCCAGCTTTGCGCTGGACCGCGCTCGCAATAATGTCAGTCTGGATTTTCAGGTTGCGACGAATCTGCTGCTGGTTCATCGACGGATCAATGTCAGCCTTGTCGAAAGCCTCCTGCTCGGGCCGCGTAAGAGCAGAGCCAAACAAGTCGTTGCGAACTTGGTTCTTGTATCGATCATAACCTTGCCACCAAGTCGAGGCGTCTGCCCTATCTTTGCCCGCCAGGCTTTCAGGCAGATAGCGCCCAACCTGCATTTGCAGATTGCCGGTTCCGAAAGTATGGCCGCCAAAGCGGTCTTCAAATGTGTTGCCGAACCCACGGAGGTTCTGGAATTTGCCGCCCTCATCGCTTAGTTTGGTGATATCGCCAGCGCTAAGGTTCTGCGGCCTGATTTTTTCTTCGTTGACCGCGCGGATATAATTGGGGTCGGCGGGGCCGTTGAGGCGCGGGCGAAGTCCGCCCGGCGTGTTGGGGTCGTTCTCAAACCCGGCGGGGACCTCACCGCGCTTAAACTGATCTTGAGCGAGCCTAAGCTGCGCCATTGCAATCGACTGAGAGGCACCAGAGTTTTTCTGGTTTTGCAAAAACTGCTGCTGCCAGTTGCTTTGATTACGCTGCGCTTCCGTCTCCTGAAAGCCAAAAGAGCGATCGGTGTTCTGTTGGTTCCGAGTGGACTCATCTCGGCGGAACGCGCGGTCCTGATCCTGCCCGGCCAACTGCTGCAAGATATTCTGCTGCTGTTGATGCTGCTGGAGCCCACGCGAATACTCGCCTAGCGGGTTAATCCCGGAAACCAGATTCCAGAGAATGCCTTGCTGCGCCATTAGCGATAGCCCTGCCAAGGATCGGTGTTAAGTGTCCCTTGCTGAGAGCCGCCACTAGTGTTTGAGCGGAATGGATTGAAGCCCATATTGCCGGCAAGATTAAATGCGCCGCCAACCAGATTTCCGAGAATATTTCCACCAGCCAGCGAGGCGTTTGCAATCGCATTGCCTTCCGCCGTATTCGCTCCGCTGGTAATCCCGGCTGACTGATAATTAGCGTTCGTCAGTTGGTTCGCTGCGCTCTGGCCGGAGTTTGCAACAGTACCGAGTCTCTGGAGATAGTTTCCGTAGTCCCGTGTAGCCAAGCCAGTTCCAAATTCAGTGAGGCGCTTTAACAGGCCCCCAGAAGGAACACCGCCGGATCGAGCGGCAGAGGAATTATCAATCGCGTTAATGCCCTGCTGACGGCGAAACGCTACGTCCGGGCCTTCAACGTAATTATTAAACGCGGTCTGCTGATTACCCTGACCATTGATGCCGAGGAAATTACCCAGCATCTCATTGCCCTGTACGCCCTGATTATAGAATGGACGTTGGAGGTTTTCAGCCTGACCATAAGCATTGTCAGCTACGGCGCGGTTTTGTGCGGCAGCATTAGACGCAGCGTTCTTGGCTTTGGTTACGCCGAATAAATTGTCGAGGAAGCTCATAGCAATTCCTTCGCGCGCGAGGCGCGTTTGTTCAGTTCAAATTGTTTGTGTTAGTTCAGCGCCAGCTTGCGAGGACTAAGCGTCCCTGCCCGGCAATCGTTTGGACTGCCGAGATTGCTAGATTTGTTTGCGCTGTATTGAATTTCAGGCTTGCGCCAGAGCCGCGGCCCGTGTTCCCGTCCGTGACCTCAAAGTCTTCCGTTAGATTAGTCCAAGCGGTTCCCGAACTAGCGCCTTCTGCGGCCACGAAACCAAGACAGGCTCCGAGTTTCGGTACGTCGATATTCGCGGAGAGGGTTCCAACCGCGCCGCCGCCAGAAAAGCCTGCGGTATCGGCTGCCGTGAAGTTTTGAACCCCGCGAAGTTTCCAGATGCCCAGAAAGAATTGCCCGGCTGCGTTCGCTGAATTGACGACTACAGTGCCAACTCCGCTTTCCCCGGTAATTTGGTAGAACGAAGCATTGCGCCCGCTGCCTTGGCTAATTACCAGAGAGGCCGCGTTACCGTTTACAGTGATTGAGCTAACGGCACTCAGCGCACCGATTGCTCCCGCCCCCAGAACTAGAAGTCCAGAGGACGACGCCGGGCCTAAATCAACGCCCGTAAACGTGTGCGAGGTATGCGGAAAGCCGTCGTAAAAGAAATACCCTCCGAGGGGATCAATCTTTACACCGCCACTTTCAACCAGAATTACCCGGCTCATACAATAAGGGGCCTGGCAAACTTAAATGACAGCCGCATATTCTCGCAAGCTGAATTAGACGAGATAATCAGATTTACGTTCGTGCCAACTGCTGCAACATTCGCCGTTGTGTGGGCCTGAGACGTTTCCGTAGATGAAACGCTGTTAGCTGAACCGCCTAAGTCAACGCCGTTGATCTGAAGTTTCGCGGTACACGTTCCTGAATCACAATCCGTCGTGACTTCGGAAATCGTCATACCGAAGGGTGTTTTCAACGCTAGAGAGTATGTGCCGTCTTCGACAAAGCGCATTTCCCAATCGCGGGAATCTACTATCGTTCCTTCTAACAGCGCCTTTGTTTTGGATTGAAAGTCGCCAATATCATTCAGCAGCCCCATCATTTCCGGGGTTGCCTGAGCCTCGGGAATTAAGCTTCCAGAGTCGGGGATTTTCAATTTCTTTAGCGCCATCACGCCGCCTTCGGCTTAATGTCGCCTTCCAGATTCATAATTGCGTTGGGTGTTTTGCCCGCCCCTGAAGCGCGGATAATGAAGCCCTCACGGCCAAAGTCTCCGCAGCGATTTAACGAAAGTCGTTTGCGCCACTGCCCGCGCGTACCAAGTGAAATCTGCCGACCGATGCCGTAAGTCTTCCCCGCGTCGCGCGAGATGAACACCGTGAACCGGGGTTCCTGATCCTCGTCCGCTGCGTCAGGGCCTAAAGCAGTGCCTACTTCAATATCGAAGTTCAGCGAGTGAATATCTCCGCCGTTTGGGAAGTTCGTCACCGGAGGAATTGTAAATTCCCAGATAAGATGTTCTCCGCCCTCGGAGAATGAGGTGTCATCCAAATAGAACAAATCACCCGATTGATCCGGGGCAACCAAATCTTTATTGGCAAATCTCATGTAGTGCTTGGCTTGCCAGGTTACTCGCTGGTAGCTCTGACGATTGTGCCAGCGCTGTTCTTTAATATCGAAGACCCAAGTAAACTCACTTGAGTAAACGACAAGAAACCCGCGTTCCCCGGCGTTGTAGTACCAGAGGCGCAAGTCTTCCTTATCGACCAGATCGCGGATATCTCCGCACACGCCCTCATTGCCAATTGCCACCGGATTGTAGCCCTGCGAAATAACGCGAGGCATTCCAAATTGATCGACAAAATATATCTGTCCATCACCGTTTGCATTTGCAAAGGTGTTAAGGCACCCAAATGGCTTATCTGCACCTTGGACTAATTGAAACGGCTCGTCTGCGTCGTCGGCTACGTGACGGAAGACCGTCATCCCGCTTTCGCGCCAGCAGATGAATTGGTTTCCTAAAACCTGCGCGGCCTTAAAGGCCCCGGTTCCGGGAACGGTAAAGAAGTTCAGAGAACTATAGCTATTGGCGTCGTTGACGGGGGAATAAAGCGAGTTTCCGTCTTCTTCAAAGCAAATCGAAATACCGTTGATGCAGATCGTATCGACAATATCGAGCGAGGCTAGATCGCCACCAATTACCGAGAGTGCGCTGTTCGTGAACTGGTATGCAGTCGAGCCAGTAGCAATTACGGTTTCACGATTAGCAGCGTTGTTCTGCGAGAACCGGCAATCTCTTGTCCCTGCAATAGTCCCGGAGATTGAAGTCGGGCCAAGATTTGAATTGATCGAAAATAGAACGCTCCCTCGAATATCCAGCGCTTCCGTGTCTGCATTAAACAGCCCGCGACTTAAATCCGATGAGTAACTAACCGCAGTCGTCATCCCAGGGGTGCGGTTTAGATAGAACGATGCTCTTGCAGTTTCCGGTGCTTTAATCGCGTATAGATTGACAAGTCTTTCGGAGGTAACAACTTCTCTCTTGGCCGGGTCGGACTTGGACGCGAGAGGAATTGCGACCACTTAGATATATTCCGTCGTAGCAACCGATCCGGTGTATCTTGGTACAGAGGCCCGAATAAGTTTGGCCAACCTCGCCTCTTGCGTTTGCGCGACCGAAAGCGGCTCGTCTCGTATCGTCTTTCCGAAATCCTCACCAAAACAGGCGGCGAAATAAGACTTCAGCGGTTCATAAACCTCGTCAGGAATGTCGTCTTCATCCCAGAAACAAACGTGGCTGACGCGCAATTCCGCGTGCTTGGACCGGGAATAGTTCTTGAGGTCGTTAAGCTCGTCCGCGCTAAGTTCGCTAACGGCGTCGATGATACCAATTTTGATACCAACCGCTCGGGCAAGATCATTTGCTGTGTTGGGCATCGGTCGCTTTCATAAAGTTCGGATCGTCAAGCATATATTCATAATCCCCAACGTGGCCGATCTTTACGTCCAGATCGCAAATCATCTTGCCGCCCTCTTTCGCTACCCGGTCACAAAAGAAATAGTCTTCACCAAGAACTTTCTGGTGATGCTCTGACCACGGCATTGCAAAATGAGGAGGCTTGATTCTTCGCGGTACAGTTAGATCAACCAGCATTGCCCCAAAGCCGCACCTAAGTGCTTCAACAGAGCCAGACCGCTCTTTGACGTATTTCCCGTCCTTGCCTAGAAGCATCCCGGTAGTCGTCTTCGACTTATGGGAATAATTCACGCCAACCAGATCAGCCTTATGCTTGACCAAGCTGTTCATCATGTCGGCAGGAAACGTCATGTCGTCGTCAAGAAACAATATGTGGGTGAACCCGCGAAGCATCGCTTCATTCAGGGCGGTCTGCCTCCCGTTCGCAATGCTTGAGACGTTCGAGTAAACACGAAGATCGAATGACTCGACCTTAATGCGCTTAATACCCTGACGGCATATATGAGCGATAAGACCAGCCAGAGATAATCCGAATTGCGGTTTCCAGTCCCTTGCGGAACAGATCGCCACCACAAGCCGCATCACCCCTCCATAAAGTAAAGGCGGCCCGCACCGTTAAGCGCGAGCCGCCAGTTGTCAGTAGATGTAAACCACCGGGCCTTCGTTCGCGGTGAACGTGGTCGGAGGAGTAATCGCAGCAACAGTAGCGTGCGTCTGGGACACGGCGTCGGTCAGAAGACCGCCCGGCGTAAACGCGGGCACCGTGCGAAGCCGCGCGGTGTTACCGTTCATGCTGATGCCGATGAAGTAACGCGCAGGACCCTTAACCTCTACTGTCGAGGTAAAGGCGAGTTCCTGCGAGTTGGCAGCAGTCCCAACGGTCGTGCCGGCACTCGCAAGCGTGGAGTTGGCAACAACCGCGCCTGCCGCATCGTAAAGCACGGCATAAACTCGATCCGTGCCACCTACCGAACCGATCAAATAGCCAACGCCGGTTGCGGTGAAGTTCGCGGGGACAAAGATGCTCGAAACAAACTGCGTGCCGGACGCCGGAGTCGTATCCGTGCCAGACGTTGCAGCTACTGCCTGCCAGTTTTTATGACGCGTTTCCATCGTGAGCGTCGGAGCGGTAGTGATACCGCCCCGAGCCACGAGTACGTCATAAGTCGGAGTCGTTCTGTTTGGGAGGGATACCATTTCTAGTTTCTCCCTTACGTCACAACGGTGTCAGCAACCGACGAGAAGAAGCCGGTCATTACACCCCACTGCTTGAGGTCCGAGCCGCTCTTGTTGAAGATTTTCGCAGCGCCGTAGGCCATCTTCACGCCAGCGCCCTTGATAAACTGATAGTCAGTCGTATCGCGGAACGTTGGGGTCGGCATTTGCGCCCAAGCGAGCGCAGCAGCCGATTGGCCACACAGGAACACCGGAGCAACACGCGAAGACGTAGCGCCAGCCGTTGCGAGGAAACCCTCGTGATCGGCGTTTGCGTCGGTCCAGATGGTATCGACGAAGGTGTCGATTTCCGGAATTTCGCGGTGAATGCCGCCATCCCAGAGCAAGTCGCCATCCTGGAAGAGAGGATTGTCCTTGCCACGGTTCTGCGCCTGCTGGTTGTCGGTAGAAAGCGAAGCCTTCAAGTCGCGGAACGTGCCCGAGCCGTGGAAGTACACAAAATACTCGTAGCCGTCCTTGGTCTTGTAGGGGCGGATTTTCGAGTTCGCGAGAGACGCGCGGCGCTTCATCAGCGATGCGGAACCCTTCGTGAACTTATCCGTACCCGGCTCAACCTTCACAATGTCGGCAGACCAGTCGCCGGTAAAATGGGCGACGTTGTTGCCGAACAGAATGCGATCAGAGTTCGACGCACACCACGCGTTGATCTGAGCGGTCGTCGAGGCTTCGAACAGAACGCCGTTGACGCGCTGGCCGCCAGAAGCAGCACCAAGATTGGCCGGGGCCGACTCCGAGGGAAGCGCCATGAGAGCGGCAATCAGTTCGTCTCGCTGGAGTTCCTTGCCCCAGTCAGACAGCAACGGCTTGGCTTCGCCAAAAATGTCAGCCGAGTCTTTCTGCTCCTCGGCATCGTTCGTAGCAACAGCCTGACGCGCCCAGTCAACCCAGACACGCATACCGTAGTTGTCGATCGCCTCTTCCGCGCCGACGAGAGTATCGGCGGCACCGGCTGGAGCGTTAGTGAGTTTGGTCACGAGCGGAATGTTGATCTGCTCGCCGCCCTTCTTCGGATCGTAAATCGTCCGAATAATGGAGGTCATGCTGTCGCCCATGTAGGGCGAGAACATATTCTCACGTACGTATTCGCGGATGATTTCCTTGCGATACTGTACGAGCTTGTTGTTGGATTGAATGGAAGAAATAGCCATAGTAGGTCCGATCCTTATTCGGACCCGCGCTTAGATCATCGGGTTAATGCAGACTTGAATATCGAGGCGTCGGACTCTTCGTCCGCTACGCTGTCGCTTGCCGCAGCCGTGGTCCTGTTAAGCGAGGGTATGTTTGTGTTCGCTTGGTTCTGGACCGGCTTGGCCGTTGCCTTCGCTCGTTCGATTGCCTGCGCTAAAAACGCAGGATCGTTCAGAGCATTCTCACGCTCCTCCTTCAGAAGATCGTCAATGGATTTGCCCGCAAGGCGCTTGTTTGCTTCTTGCTGCTTGAACCACTTAACGACCTCAAAGGCGGGTCGTGGAGAATTTTCGATAACCTGGAGAATTGGGTCGTGCGGGTTAAGTCGCAGGTACTGCGAGATTTCCGCGTCGGCCTTATCTACCAACTCATCTCCGAACTTAATGCGAGCCAACTCTAAGTTGTTCGCAGCCATGTCAGCGCGGCGTTGTTTTTGCCACTGCTGCTGCTGATAGGCGTCGTACCCATCCGGGTCCGCATACCGATCTGGCGGGGGATTCTTTGTTTCCGCTTGCTGCCGCTCAAAATGGGCCAGACGCTGCTGTAACGCAGCTAGTTCTCGCCTGCCTTGTTCGGCTTCCTGCTGGGCCTTATCGGCCCTAGCAATCGCTTCGCGCTTGGCTTCTGCTTCTTCACGAAGCCGCCACGCAGGGATTTCACCGCGCTCGGATCGCTCATCAGACTTTTCAGCCTTCTGAGTTTCTTGCGGGGCTTCCTCTGCTTTGACTTCGGGCCTAGCTTCTTCCGTTTTAACCGGAGCGAACCTGCCCTTTTCGTCACGCTTGGCATCAGCTTGCTTTTGAGTGTCGGCCTCAACCCTTTCAGGCTCGGGATGCTCCTCAAGTCTTACAACTTGGACCGGAGCGTCGTCACTCATCGCGGAGTCAAATAATTCCTGTTCGGTGTCAGGCATTGCCTTACCGTTCCTCACTGTTTCGTCGTGATTAGACGTAGGTTCATCGGGTGCGCCCCGAAGCGGCGGGATCGAACTGTCAGAGTCGTTCGCTACTCGGCTCGTATCGTGAGCCTACGATTCCTGCGTTGCACCTTGAGCAACCTTGGCCTGTGCTGTTTCGCGGTTAATCGCGATGCCGGCATTGGCCTTCATTTGTTCGATCTGAATCTGAGCGGCGGCTTTCTCGCGCTCCAGTTCAATATCTGCCTGAGCGATCATGCGCTTCAGTTCGATTTCATCTTGTGCTTTTTGACGGGCAATCTGTGCGTCAAGCAATGCTTTCTGTTGCGCCTGCTCGGCATCAATCGTCGCCTTCTGCTGGGCTAATTGTATTTCGGCCTGAGCAGTAGCCATTTGCACTTGCGCGTCTTGCTGAGCCTTGGCCTGCTCGAATTGCAGCTTGGCTTGACCTTCAGCAACTTTCGGATCGGGCTTTTGTCCAGCCTGCTCGAACTCGTCTAGAACTTCCTTCTTCACATCGCCAGGAAGTTGGGAGAGCTTAATCAGGATTTTCGGCGGGATCGGAACACCATTCTGTCCCAAGCCCTGCATCAGAATATCAAGCGCGTCCTGTTGAGCATTTATATTATCCGGGCCTTCATCGAGAATAATATCCACATCAAGCGAGCCAAGGCTGTTGATGACTTGAGGAATGCCCTCTTGTCCCGTCAGCCCGTTCACCTGAATGAACTGAGCAAGCCCGTCGTTATCGGTAACTCGAATCCATCGCTCAGCAGTCCAGTTTTGCTGAATCATGTTCCACATACGGCGATAAACGCGCATCTTCCAGTTCTTAAGTGCAATAATGAACGGCCCAAGCTCCGCAATGCCCGCCTGCTGCAGCAACTGAATTGCGCGACCGGACTGATTCTCCACGCCCTGACCAAGAATCGCGGGGTTAGGACCGAAGTTCTCAATCTCGGTTGAGGCGTCTTTTGCAAACTCCATCTGGCCGGTCATGTCGGCCATCTGACGCTGATCGTCGAACTCGGGCTTCTCTACGTCCCAGAGAATAATTCCATCAGGACGAGCTGCCTCTGCTCTGGTCTTTTCGGGGCTTGCCAATGCGCCGTTGCGCGCAATGATCCTGCGGCTGTTTAGCCCGTGCAGCGCCTTTGATCGACGATGGTTCTTTTCGTCCTGCGCGGATTTTAGATTTCGAACGAAGCCATAACGATCCCCGTCATGGTCAACGCCAGCAGAGAACATTTCATATTTGTGTACGGACTTCTTCTTCTCATCCAGAAACGGTGAGACACCCTCTTTCAACGTGACGTTGGACGTATAGAAGCAATAGCACCACTTACCTTTGTTGATGTACCAATGCTCAACGATGAACAGGCGCTTCTTATCGCTATCAATCCACTTGCGCTCGCGGTCCTGCTGGGCATATCCGTCAAGATCACCGCCGCCACTGATTAGCCCGTCAAGTTCATCCGCCCTGTCGGGGAACATTTCTTTCGCAACGTCAAGGTCGGTCCACTTGGACACGCCAAGGTCGCGTGCATCGCTGAAGTCGTGCTTATAGGATCGTGCATCGTAGAAAAACGTGTCTGGATCGACCTCGAACAGCTTGGGTTCGTTGTCGCCGTTGTCGCCAGACTCCAGATCAAACTCAACACCGGCCAAGCCGTTAATGCTTGCTGTTCGTGAACACTCAGACGAAATCGCGGGCCAGTCTGCGGAGTCGAGGGCATAACGAAGGGAGGCCCCAGCAATGTCCGAGCCTTCCTGGTGTTCGGGGGTGCGAGGAAATGCTTTCGGGTCTTGCCTTAATCGCTCAACCAGCCCGACAACGCCGTCGATCTTTCTGGAGATTGCATTGTAGGTAACGATAGGCTGCTTGCGTTTCTTGAGAATCTTTCGCTGGGCATCCGTCCACTGATCGCCGTGGTAGTAATGACGAGCCTCGCGCTGTTCTTCTACTTCTTCGCGCTTGCTGGAACGGTAATCCATAAAGCGGCGCTTGAGGGTAGCAACGTCCAGATATTCCTCTGGCGCGGCGACCTTCACCGGCTGCTCAGAGGGATTTCCATTCGTCGTCATCATTATCTGGGTCAATCTCGATATAGTCGTCCAATGGCGAAGGCCTTGGCACTTCGGTCTTGGTCGGCTTTGATAGGTGACAGTTGATTGCAAACTCCCCGAAGGCGTCGCAGCCGTGGGAGTTCTCGTCGTGCTTCGGCCCCACGAAAACCCCAAGGCTTTCATTGAAGCGCCTGCTGTATTTTCTAAGTCTGCTCAGGCCAAGATTGACGCCGACACCCGGCATGGGCCCACGATCAAACTGAACGAACGGCAATAGACGCCGGACCGCTTCAATTCGGTCGGCAGGATTGGCGGCCACGCCAACCCGCATCTTGCCTAACGGTATTCCGATTTCAGCTAGCGCCTGTACTCGCTCTTTCGCGCCCCCGCCCCATTCGCGGACCTTCGCGTCGTGAGGCAGATAGTGTTCTGCAAAATTGTATTGCTTGCGAGTTAGTGCCCTGAGCGCGTCTGTTCGTTTATCCGCGTTACGCAGTAGTTCCGGCATCGCCTCGGTTACGATCTGCTCAGCACCGATGCCGCTTGCCTCGTAGTAATCAATTACCCGCACCTGGCTGCGGTTCTCTTGCAGAAACCAGATTGCCGTATAGTCGTCGATACCAATGTCCCACGCAGTTTTAACTGCAATGGACGGGTCATACGGGAATAGGCCAATACGGCCATCGCTTTCAGCCTTCGCGATGAGCGCGCCGAAGTAAGAGCCTTCAGAGATTATCTCGTAGCCGCCATCCCATACGTGGGCGGCGCTCTCAGAATCTTTAGCGCGGTCGTGTTCCATCTCCTCGCGGAGAACATCCGGAAACCACGGATTATCCTGCCAACCCACCCGCTGAATGACCGCGTTCTTTGGTGGAGACGCCCCACGAAAGAATAAATCAACCGGGTCGGATTCGTGTCGCGGGTTCCAGCTAAACCAGATTTCGGAGTTAGGCTTGCGGATCGTAGGACGGAGCATCTTGAGCGAGCGTTCGCTTAGTGTTTGCGCCTCTTCAACCCAAGCAATGTCGTAAGCCTCTAGAGACTTGATCGACTCTGCGTTATAGCTTTGCATTCCTCGGAAAATTATCAGGCCGCCGTGAGGACACCTGATTTCCGATTCCAGAACCTCAAAATCTCGTTGTGCGCCAAACTTCGCAATCTTGTCCACGATTAACTGGCGTACAGATTCTTTCAGCGAAAGCTGAACCTCGCGAATACAAACCGCGCGAGTAGATTGTTGTATGCAGCGCTCAACAAGTAACTCGGCGAACAGATGAGACTTGCCGCCACCACGGCCGCCATGGGCCGCCTTGTAGCGAGATGGGTAGAGAAACGGAACAAAGGCCCTAGGCGTTTCAATCCTTAGGCTTTGGGTCAATAATCACCCGCTCTATTTTCGTGAACAGCTTGATCGGGCCGTCTTCTTCGTCGCCACCAACAAGCGCCTGGGGCACCTTGCCGTCCAAGCGATCGGCCAGCTCTTTAACGGCTTGCGTGTCTTCGCCCGCGCGTTCAATTAACTGGCGGGCGGCCCAGCGTAGCGATCCTTTCGGTGCTGGCGTCGGGATTCCGTCCTCGGCCAACTTCATTTCCATACGAAGCGCGTCTCTAAACGGCTTATCGCGCTGCTGGCCTCTAGGATTTGCCATTTGAAGTGCTAAGCTCTTGGAATTGTTTATTGGAGACTATTGCCATGAGCGCGGAAGCATTAATTGCCGAACACATGAGAAACGTATTTGGTGCCATGAAAGACGCCAAGGGGAAGCCTTATGATCCTCTCGCGAAGACGCTAGAGTTGGCTGGCATTCACGGCATCGAAGAAAAGCGCGTTTACCGCATCATCAAGCAAACGACTATTGAGTGCGGCCTAGTTCCCCTAGAGTTTAAACACCTAGAAGGTTAGTCCGCTGATTTAGTCTCGCCGCCAAAAGCTCTCACGCCCCTATGTTCAGCTTTGCTGACTAGAATGATTGGGCTTGGCAATGACGACGAGATTCGATTTGCGCCTAAGCGCAAAGTCTCAAGACGCGAAGATTCTTTCGCTGATCTTGTCAAAAGTCGTGCTGAGCTTATCGTAAGCCCAAACCGCCGCCTTGCGGGGCCATGCAAGAACCCACCACAACACGGACAGAGGCCAAAGAATAATCCACGAAAGGATTAGCTGTTTGCTCTTTGCGGCCGATGGGCGAACGCGCTGAGAGTATTCCTCCCAAGTCTGATTGCCCTTAGCCTCTTTGTTTACGTCGCGCTCATAAATTAGCTTTTGGCGTCCCTTCTCAGAGACAACATACGAATACCATTTCTTAAGCGACCAAAGACAACCCGCCACGAGATACCCAGCCGCGACCACCACAAGCCAGAATAGACGTGCACCTGCAAAAGCGTCCGTGAACAGTGCGATGAAAGCGATTGCCGCGCAGGCCAGAAACGTGGCCCAGCCTCTTTCAAACTCGCCCTCATTCGTCAGGATCGCGCCGATAAACAGCGTCAGAATTGCGGTTGCACCCCAAAAGGCCCAACCCGTAATTGTCATAAACTCAATTAGCATCGGTCACCTTTGGTTTGGTCAAACAAAAAACCGCCCCGGCGAGGGAGCGGCTTCAAGGCGCAATTAGAAACGATATGAAAATTGCCTAGCATGGCCGACGGGCAATGTCAAGTAATTGTTTGACTGAGTCAACTATACGCTATCTGTGGTGCCCACATATTCGTACCGCTGCTGCCCCTGTTCGCCTAGCAATTTATATTCGTCATAAGTAATCCCCGGATTGGCCTCAACGGTCGCCCCCTTCGTCGGCATTCTCATCTTTGCCGGGATCAAGAGGGTTTGGCCGCGCACCGACACCAAGTGCCCACTATTAGAACCTCCAACTAGCGGAATTTTCTCGCTCACTTCGCGCCCCCCCCAACTGATAAACAACAACCAATGTCTCTAAGCACTCGCCAAAGCGCTTCGTAATGTACGAAGTATTTCGCTCAGTCGCAGCACTCAGATATTTTATCGCAACCGTTTGTGTCGTTAAACCCCTACCTAAAATATCTCGAACGAGATTTGAACCCTGAACGCCCAATTCTTTATCAGCCTCTGCGAGATTTTTTACTGCACGCCTAACAGCATCTGTGATAATCTCTCCAGAGATGCCGCTGGATTGAACTCGCTCTTGCCACTGACCTCCAGAAGATGTGTGGCCCAACTGAGCCCGCTGCCAATCCTCTTCCCACGCCCTTCCTGCCGCGAATTGCGCCTCATCAATACCCTTGCTGGCCAATAGCCTCCGCAAAATATCATCACGGGTAGAGGCAAGAACAATGATCTTTCCTCTATCTAAATCGTGAGGGTTTTCTATCTCGACTGGTACTGCCTGTAATGCGGCGAGCGCGTCTATAGAGCGCCGATCTTGCGGTGCCTCTGCTTGCTTGGTTTTCTTACGCGCCATTTCCTATTCCCGTGGTTGTTTAATGTCCTACGCGGCTTTGCGTACTTCCGTTTGCTGGAGGGCGACATTCCGCCCCGACGCCAGAATTAGCTTTGCTGCGTTGTGGTCGCGATCGTGCGACGCGCCGCAGTCAACACATTCCCAGCGT